AGTACTGCAGTTGCTGTACTTCTACGCTTACCCACAACACCTACGTTACGATCCGCTAGGTCTCTTTGTCTTTTCTCGAACTCTTTTGCTTCCTCAGAGTTTTCGTCCATAATCTGTTGTGAACGATCTAAGAATCCTTTAGCAAATGCACCAAAATCAACTGCCATTATACTGCACCTCCGCGTGACATGAGGCCGCTACCTTCTGCGGCAGGTTCTTCCATTGGTGTTTCTTCTACAACGCTTTCCGTCATCATAGGCTCTTCTTCTGCTGGAGCAGAACCCTCTGTTACTGTTTCAGGTGTTACCTCTGAACCTTGCTGTATGGATCGTAGCATCTCAACTCCTGAGTCATCTTCGCCTGACTCTAATGACTTTTCTAAAGCTGCCTCAATTAGAGTCTGAAGCCTTTTACGTTCTTTGCTCTTCCGCTTATCGCTAGGACTAACACCTGTTTCTGGTGTATCTATCCCATAAGTTGACATAGCTGCCTTAATAAAAGTAGCTATTACAGGACCAGCTAACATCCCTGTTTCAACAGTATGTGTCCCCTTCATAGCCCCTGCTAACCATAGAGCCTCTGTAACTGTTTTAAGGTCTCCGCCTAACTCAAAAACAATAGATAAATCATCCATTACATCTTGATCTGCTATTCGGCTGACGTAGTATTCAACTACATCTCGCACTTCGTTTAACTCCGACGGGTTTTCCCAAGGTGAGTTTTTAGGTATATCAGTTAATGATTGTCCTGGGATAGGTGACTGTAGTAAATTTTCCATGTTATTTATATACCTTATTTAGTAAAACCTGCGCCAAAGTATAGACCTACAATGGCACTAACTATGTGTGTGTCTAATGGTGTAATTACAAAACCTCTTGCGGCTTTCCATACGATTGCTTCATTGGGACCGAACAAAAAGTTAAGGAAGCCTCCTTGTACTTCTGTATAGCCTACAACTACGCCTATCTCAGGATACCACACTGCTGCTACTTTGGGAAGTACTATGATGGCTCCGACTGCACCTAATGCGATAAGTCTTCTTGTCCAAGCAAAGTGCGTATCTTTTCTGCCGTACTCTCTGGCATCTTTTACTGCACCTGCTCTAAACTCAGCACGTTGTAGAAGCATTTTGTTCTGTTCTGCTTTGGCTTTTATAGATTGCCCCCAAATAGTCATAACCCCACCCAGAACTGTAGAGCCTAACATTGTTATTAGTTCTAAAGGAAAACCCATTTAATCCAAACTTTCTAAGTTAACTGTTTCTTTCCGTCTTGCTTCGTTGCGTTTTTGTAGCAAGTCAAATATTTTATCTAAGTCCATGTCAAACACACCTTTATCTTCTTCTTTAGCAAACTCTTTATCATAATAGTTAGAATTTTTAATTGGTGTTTGTAACATTTCAAATTGTTCTATATTAATAGGAGTGTTTTTAGGAATAGAGTCAAAGTTTTGAGCTACATTTTCTGCATCCATAAATTCAAAAAAGCTATCCCAATTAGTCGAAATAGGTTCTTCTATTAAATCATCTGAAGAAACAAGTGGAACTCCACCAGAAAAATAATTAGGGTAAACTCTTATGTTAGGAAAAATTTCTTCTATAGTTTCATCTATGTTTTTATCTTTATCTATAGGTTTGTAAGAAAATATGTCTTTAAATTGCTCAAGTACATTTTTAAATGGTATTTTTTTATTACTATCTAAGAAAGAGTTAAAAGGAAAAGGAGAAACGGAGTACTCACTTGCTACTTCAGAAACATTGTCGGTTGGAATATCTTTTTCTGAACTAATTTTATCTATTGCTACAGTACCAATATTTTTTAAAGAATTTATAATAGTTATACCTGCTTGTTTTAAAAAATCAACAGGTTCATAATCGTCACCATATCCACTATACTTAGATGTAAATACAGCAGGAGGAGAATCATCTACAAGAGTGTCTACTATTCTTGGCCTCGAACCAAGACCTCCTGCGTCACCAAACTCTCCTAAAGTATCAGAACCAAAACCTTTATTCGTTGGTCGTTTAGTAGGTTTTTCAGGTTTAACCTTGGGCCGCATTAAGGGTTTAAATCCTACTTCTTCGGGATCATCATCTGTGCTTGTAGAGTCCTCAGAACCTGAAAAAGGACTCCAGCTATATTCTTGATTTTCTTCTAGCGTAATTGGTGTCCCACCAAATTCACCTTCATAATCAAAAGTAAAACCTCTGCTGCTCGTAGATTTATTTTTTTCTATTGCCATATTATCGTGTACTTCCACCAATGTTTTTACCAAAACTATTTAGTAAGTTAGATACAATTTCGGGATCAACGCTGTCTAAACCCGACGCTCTATTTATTACATAGCCCCCTGGATAATACTGTTGTATATGGTCAGCAGTAAAAACCGTAACATTTAAAGTACCATTAGTGTTTTTTTGAGGAGATCTTTGATTTCCTCCTAACACTACTACAGAACCGTCAGAATATTTATGTATTAAAATTCCTAAATGCCCTTTAGTGTTTTTTTGAAAAGACGCATCAGGATCTGTTCGATTACCTTTATTAAGAACAATAATGTCTCCAGGTTGTGCTGTTTCTGTTGTATCACTATTTACAACTTTATTATTTTTAAATACTGTACTTAGTATTCTTTTACCTGCACCTTGCCAATATCGACTACCAGTTTCATAAGGATTCAGACCCTCCATTGATTCTCCTGGTAAATCAAATACTCCAGGGTTTTGAATATTATAGCTGGATTGTTTTAATACTTCAGCAACTACTGCAGCACACCACGGTTCTTTAGAAGGGTCAAATCCTATGGCGTTACGTAAAACCTTATGCACTATAGAATTTTTGTTAGGACTTTCATCTATCCCTGCATAATTTAACATACTAGTAATAAGATCTTGATAAGGTTTTGTTTTTTTAAACGAATAAAAGTCAGCCTTTTCAAATGTTTTAGGGTCTACTCTAATAGCCGCAACAATTTGTTCTTCAAATGTTTTTTTAGTTATGTTTTTATTTGTTAAATACTTTGACCACAGAGCCTGTGTGTTTGACCCCCACTTACCATCGTCTGTTGTTCCTAGTACCTTTTGAATTTGTTTTACGTGTTTGTAATTATTTTTTGATGGGATAAAGTCAAAACGATCTTGAGGGGTTTTTAGTTTATTTAGTTCAAACGAGTTAACAGCTATTTTCTTTGATGTAGTATTTGCGTTTGCTGCATTTAGTAATCGGGCTGTTTCTTCGTCTATCCAATTTCTTTTAGTTAAATTATTCTGTGCTTGAAAGGCGTGAAGGCTTGCATATGTGTTAGGACCTAGCAACCCATCAACTACTAAAGGTGTTGTACTTGTCTGTACTTTATTTAAACTTGTTTGTAATAACTTAACATTAGAATTTTTTTGATCTTCATAATTAGTATACACAACAGGTTTTCTAGGCGCAACATTTTTTTCTACTGCAACAGGAGTTACATCTTGTGTCTTGGTTACTTCTTCTGATACTTCTTGTTCCGTGTTGTTAGGGGTATTACTTTCTAAGGGTACAGTAATTCCTGGTACACGAGACATTAGCCCAGTAAAGTTTTGTGCGTTTTCTAATACATCCATATAATTTACCTAGCTATAACAGAAGCAGCTACAGCTCCTAAAGCTCCAAACAAACCTTTGCTCTTTGCTGCTTTAGCTGACGCTTCTGTTGCCTCTTTTTCTAACTTAGCTTCAGCTAAACTAGTTGCTCGATCTGCATCATTATTAGCTGTCTGCCACGCATAACTCATTAAGTCTCTTACTTCTTGCATATACGCACCAAACCCTAATGCTGACATACTATTAGCTTGTGCTGCTGCATCTCTGTTAGACTGATTAATTGCTGCGTTATCAGTAGTAGCAATACTTTGAAACCATTGTGCATTTGCTTGCTCAATTAATAAACTGTTCTGTGCGTTAAACTGTTCTCTTTGTGCCACTTGAGTTGCATTAAATTCAGCAACAGAGTTTGTTTCACCAGCATTAAACTTATCTGTTGCGTTTCTTTGTTCTGCATTAAACTCTGCAACTTGTGTTTGCAAATTAGAGAAAAATTGATTAGTCTGATTTTCACTAGACGCATTAAATTGTGCTGCTGCATTAGCTGCCGCTGCATCTGTAAGCAAAGAGTTGGCAACAACTTGAGATTTAAACATAGCAGTTTGTTGTGAATTAGTTAAGTTTGACATATCCATATCTAAGAAAGATTTAGCATTTTGTACTTGCGCTTGTTGTCTGTTGTTTAAATTAGTTAAGTCTAATTGTGACAACGCTGCAGCGTCCGATAAAACTTTAGCACTAGAAACATTTAAATTAGCTAAGTCTACAGTCGAAACTAATCTAGCGTTTTCTAAAGCAACTTGTTGATCTGCCGTAAAATTAGTATTAGCAATTTCACTTACACGTGCTGCATTAGAAACTCTACTTTGAAAACTTTGATTAAACTCTAATCCTAAAAATTCTGCTCTTTTCTCTGCTGCAAACATAGCGGCCTGTTGTCTATTACTCAGACCTAGTTCATCAAAACGTGCATATGTTGCCGCGTCTATCTGGGCAATAGGTAGAGCAGACTCCATAGCAGCTTGTATAACAGCCTGACCTGCCATACTAGACGCACCAAGGCCCCTTTGAGCCATTACTGCAGTGGCCTGGCGCATTGCTCCTGCGGCCCATGCAGGAGGCTCTGCTCCCTCAAAGTCAGCCATAAGTTTTGTTAGCTGTCCTTGAACCGTAGCCTCTGTCGATGGTGATCCTGTAGCAGCAGAGAAATTAGTTTCAGCTTTTACTTCCGCCATATCAACAGTAGATCCAGCTATTGTTTCTCCTGCCTGAAGAACTCTATCTTGTGTTGCAGCTACTTGATTTGCTTGCGCTATTTGGGCAGGGCTAAGTGCTAACTGTGCTGATTCTTGTGGTGTTTTCTGAGCTGCTGTTACAGAAGAACCTGCAGCAAGTGTTCCTTGTGCAGCAGCACTGTCAGCAGCTAAAGTTCTTATGTCTGTAGAAGCACCTGTAAGTGCTGCTTGAGAAGCAGCCGTTGTTGCAGGAGCAGTTACATTTGTTGGAGTGGCTGCTGTACCTGTTGCCGCCTGAGTAGTCGTAGCCGCCTGACCTACTCCTGGGGTCATTAGACCTGTTGCTGCTTGATCTGCACCTGTAGTTTTAGTTGATGCTTGTGTTATAAGAGATAAAGGATCTACAGTGCTTTGTTGTACTAATTCCGCAGGAGTTGGCATTGAAGTTTGTTTAAACTGAGATGTAGCTTGTTGAACTGCTTCATTTGTCTGTGCAACTTTTGAGTCGGCAGCAGTAAGTGCTGTGACTAAAGCAGCATTACTAGGATCAGCAGCTAGTGCATCTCTTGCGGTCTGTTGTGCTGCCAAAGAGTCAGAATAATTTTGTTGGGATGTATCTAAAAATGTTTTTGCTGGATCATCAACTGCTAGAGGAGTAGGTACTGCACCTGCTTGTGGAGGACGATACGCAGTTCCACCTTCAGCAAATCTTCGTTGTTCTTCTTGTTGTGGAGTAGGGAAAGTATTTTGTAATTTACTAACGGCAGCCATTTGTTGATCAATATTTTCAGCATACTCAGGATTGTCTTGTTGATTTAGCCTATTAACACGCCCTTTAGCATTTTTTGTAGGAAATACAAAACCACCATTAGCCATAGGCCGCGACTCTGCTGATACACCTGGAGCCAATCGCATAGCAGTTTCATATGCTTTGTTATATGCAGAGTTATACTTAGCATCAGAGGCTATTAAATTTAGTGCTTCGTCATCTTGCAAAGGCCGCCCCTTGTAGCCGTTACGCGCTAATATAACATTTTTTTGTTGTTCCGTAAAACCTGCAAACTGTTTAGCCATTCTTAAATGTCCTTAATCTTTTGACGCTATACGTTCTACTGACATACGTATTGCTTTGATGTTCTCATCTATTCGTGCAAGAGCTACTGCTTGTCCTTGGACTGCAAGCTCTAGCTTCTCTGTTCGTATTTCTATTCTTACTATACTGGTAGCGTTAGCTGCTATACTAGATTGCATTTGTGATACAGTCCACACTATGGCGGCTGCTTGTATGACGAGTGCTAGTATAAGTGATACGGGTACGGACTTACTGAGATGCCAACTGTTCTTTTCCATACTAATCTGCTGCAGCTATGGTGTTGCCATCTGCAACCCATTCAAGTATGGCTGCGTAGTGACGGTTATCTTCGTTTTTTGGCACAACCCAAACTCTTCCATCTATAGTTGCTCTTACCATATTTGTAGGCCAATATTTTGCTGCTGTTACTACCATCTCTATCTCCTATAATTCTGCATCATAAGCAATCCAAGCCGTATTCTGACCAAAAGTAGGATATGCTCTTTGCGCTGTGAGACTAGAAAATCCATCAATTCTAGCACTAGCTCCGTCTACTTCTACATCTGACCCTACAATAGATGAACCACTACTTGTTTTTGCTCCTACTCCAGCACTGTCTGTAACTACACTGTCATCTATTAATGAGTTGGAAGGATCTGCTCGTTTTGTATTTTTAAAAATTATATCAAAGTTAATAGACGATGTACTATAACTAACTCCTGTAGCTTTAATAATTTTTTCATAATACCTCTGACACAAAGCCAAGTCTTGCCCAAAGGAAAGATGCTCAAATGGTGTGGCTACTGAACCAACTTCAATTTGTACACCTGTAAGTTGCCATGTTGAATTTACAGTTAATATAGGTTGGGCAACTTGACCATTCGCAGTTTTAGCCTGTGCAAAAACTGACCAAGACGAGTTGTCTGTTCCTGTATTAGCTGAACCTGCTGAGATATGCCAATCAAAGTAAATACCTCCCGTATTATTGTTAGCTATCGTTTCAAGAGTATTGGCTGGAAATGTAATAGTTTTTTTCTCCCAAGTATTAGCTGAAGAGATTGTATAGGTAGAACCTACTAAGTTAAAGGGGTCAACAGATTCATTTGCAGTTATAGAATAAGCACCAGTAACACTGCCTTTAACATAAAAAGATAAAGTTATTTTTTCTGCTGAAGATAAACCGTATTTTAATTGCTGTAGATTCTGACCTTCTAAAGTCTGTCTCATTTTTACAGATTCGTTGGAGGCTAAAGCACTCTCTGCCGTTGTAGTTGTAAACTTATAAGAATAATTAAAACCATCTGGGCCATCTGCAACTTGAGCCTGTGTAAAAGCTAGTTGATCTGTGTTGGCTGTAAACGTCTTAAATCTATCTACTAGATAAGCATTAGCAGTTGTACTACTAGTACCACGTTGTGCTATTTGCATTGCTCCATTAATTATTAAGTTTCTATTACTTAAAGCCGTTTCAGATGCACTGGCTAAACTGGCTAACTCTGCTGCTTTACTCATTTTTAATCTCCACTTAACTTGGTTCTGTAGGCCATGAAAACCCATCATCTTCTATAGACGAATATGTCTTTGTGATGTCTCTAAGCTCTTGCCTGTACGTTTTCCATGTATCTGACATAGTCACATCTGAATTAGACATCCAATCAGACTTTAATAATATTGAATTTCTTTTTTCTCTTAGTCTATTTAATCGTTTAGCAGGTTTAGCAAGTCTTCTTGCTTCCATCTCTACACAATCAGCTTCACTTAAAGCCACTAGAGTTGTAAGACCGTTTTTAGTGGTTGAAATAGGCCCATAGTTATGACCATTATATGTTGCATACTTTGTATCTGAATTAATTGAATAGCTCATGCCGTTGTATAACTCCCTACCATTTTTGAAGCTGCCTGTTGTGTAGTTCTGTAACCATATACTGTGAAATTAGTAACTGCCATATTTCCACCATCATCTACAAAAAATTCAATACCAGTGGCAGAGTTAGCAGCTTCACACCTACCACCAAAATCAATAAAACCTCTATCACCTCCTTGATCATGGTAAGATGTTCTACCAAGGAAGGCAATGTGGCCAGAACCACCACCAAAATAGATGTGCATATCTATTTTATGTGAAATAGTAGTAGCACAATTTTTATTCCAACGACCTTCACTAGTGTTTGCTCCCTCTGAAGCATTTGTTGTACCAGCATCATCTAATCCTGTTATTACCCAGTAATAATTAGAGTCTATTGATGTAGTTCCACTTGATAAAAATCTAAATTCACTGTCATCTTCTGAATCATGTCCTCCACCAATAGAACCTAAAATTCTATACACAGAAAATTCAGAAGTAAAACAATCTTGAAGTTGTATAATAGCAGCGGAATTACCAGCAAGTGCTGTATTAGCAGTAAATTCTCCAATATGAGAAAGACCTACTGAAGAAGAAATAACGCTAGGAGATGCAAGAGTTCCTGCAGCAGTTAAATTTCCTGCCATCGTAACATTTACTGTGCCAGTAGGTATTTCTATAACGTCTGCATCTGCATCATTCTTTATAGTAACATCATTAGTACTGCCCTGACCTGTAAGTATCAGACCTTCAGCAGCAGTATATCCTATAGCTGCATTGTCACCTGCTGCTGTATCACCTTGAGCATTAAGAGTAGCAGTTGCTGTAATGTCAGTTGCACTAAGGTTTCCGCTAAATGCACCGCCATCCTTTTTACTCACAGAATCTGCTACACTAAATATGTCATGCACTAGCAACTCTAATGTGTCATCTACGGATGCACCTTGTACGAGTACAACTGATGTACCTGTTGATGCTGCATAGTCTGTGGCTGGTACTAAGAGTACACCATTCTGATATACGTCCATGTATAATGTGTCAGTGTAGGCTAGTGTAATACCTGCGTCATCGTTGCCACTAAATGTCGTTTGGTTTGCAGTAGCGGTGTAGATAAATCTACTACGTACTCCAAAGTCTGATCCTCGTCCTATGTATGGCATTTTATAAGCCCCCTGCTGTTAATCGTGCTTCAAGCTCTTGTATTGTTTTAACTAATAGTGGCACAAGTTTTGAGCTGTCTATGCTTTGCATTACTGCATCACCATTATCGTCAACTTCGTCTTTAGTACCCGTCACAGAATTTGGCACTACTGTCTGTGCTTCGTGTGCTATAAATCCATCTACTGTAGTATCAGCATCAGTAATAAAGTTAAATCGTGCTGGCTTTAATTGTTTGAGTCTTGTTGTTGCATCCCAATCATAGTCTACGTTCTCTTTTAGTCTGTAGTCTGAGGATGTGTTGTAAGCTGTAGCTGATCCATTAACACTAATACTACCCACAGCACTTGTGCTTTTGTAAAAATTAACTATAGCACCATCACTACCAAATCTTTTTAGCCATAAAGTAGCATTACCACTCCTAGAAGCTGCTATAGAATCAGATGCTTCAATAACAACACCTGCTGCATCAGAAGCTCCAAAATCCATAGTTGCTGTACAAGAAACAAGCACGTTTCCTGAGGAGTCAATACGCATATGCTCTGTTGAGTTACCTTCATATGTAGCTGTAAAAAGTAAATTACTACTGTCTGTCCAAATGCCACGATTGCCAGCATCATTAAAAAGTGCCAATCCTGCCTTATTACTATTGCCTTGTGAGTATGCTGAAATAATTGGTTTGTTAGCCGCAGGAGTACCTTGTGCGTAAAGATGTGAACCAAACGTAGCATTAGGAGTTGCCCCAACACCCACTCTTTCTGATGAATCAATAAAAAGAGCATTAGCATCAGCAGAGTTTGAAACTCCTACAATACCGTCTTTACCTACTTTAGTTAGTGCCATCTATCTATCCTTTATGCGTAAGGGCTGTCGCCTAGTACTGATGTATCCCAAGCTGCTGTAAGTTCTTCTATGCTTGAGGCTGCATCAATAGCTGATGCCTTAGTTGCATCT